GCCCTGCAAGGTGGATGACATACTACAGGTGTTGAGCCATTGTAAGACAATGCGTCCCTGTCTTGGTCGTATGCGTCCCATTCTGCGCGCTTTTTATAGGCACTATCAGCTCTTACAAATAATGAAACGTATTTAATATTATCCATTGATTAATAATCTATCAGCGGATGCGATAGCCTGATTGATTGCTTCTTGTCTATCGTCGGTAATATAAAATCCGTCTGTTACCTCTTTCCCGTCTAAGTATGAGGCTACAAGGTAACGCGCCATATCTTCACGCTTTGCCTCGTATTCGTTATGAAAGGCCCAAAGTTGGACATAGTTTTCACCGTTATTATTGTAGTCAAAACAAACAGAACCGCATGTATCGTTATGATAGCAACTATCTGCCCAATCTATAGACTTGTTTGATGTTTGTTGGTTTATGTCATTAATAAGCTCTTTAAAAAATATTGTTGCCTCTGGGTCATAGTACCAGTGAATATAATCGTTTTTGTTTTCCATTGTTTATCCTCTCTGTTGATTATGCCATTACTGGCGTTTTAAGCGTGTTCTAGTCGCTTATCGTTGCCCTGCCATGTGATAGCAGGGCAATCATAAACACTAGCTAGTTTATCTCCTCTATTTTGTTATTCCTTACTATAAGTTGAATTGGCTTTCCTATCATCCCATGATGAACCTTATATGCGTCTGATATGTTAGGTTTTGTTTTATATTTACAGCCTGTTATTGTGGTGAACTCATAGGCAGGGTTCCCCATGCTAGAATTATTTAATCTTTTGTAGCTATCTACTACACATTCTATTACTTGCTTTTCCATTTTTTAAGCTCCCGTCATTGCGTCTAATTCTGCTAATGTGTAGAACCTGTATTCGTCTAGCTTTATTTTGTTTGCTACCTTTTTTCCACCAGACATTTTTTCAATCCAATATAAATAAGGCTCGTAATTTCTTTGTGCTATTGCATATTGCCTGTTATATGCCTTTAATATACCGTTCAAGCGCTCGCGTGTTGTTACAGTATTCCAACCTGACAGGCTTATAGAAATCTTGTCGTGTGGCATTTTAAAATATTTTTCTGCTATTATGTTCTTGTGCAATATCATTTGTGTGCCAGCTTTATATGTAAGTACGTTTGTGTTGCTTCCAGAAAACTTATTATCTGCCTTGAATGCGTTTACCGCGTTTTTTGTTACTTTTCTCATTGTATTAACTCCTTTGTTATTGTTTAATGCAATCCTTGCATAATGTAAGAATAGAGCCTGATTCGGGGTTGTCAATAATAAAATGCAATAATTGCAAAATAAATTTAATAGGACTAAATGTAGTGGTTATCATTGCCAGTCAACGCAAGATATGGTATTGAAACATAGTTTAGTGCATGACACATATTGTTGGTTGTGTTGCTGTGATGTAATGCTATCAAGGGTTGTAGGGTTATGAGCTGTGATTGAATGGTGGTTGACTTGTATTTGATACCACAGACAAAGCAAAACAATACACGCGCAACATTGCAATCAATGCTATCAGCTCAGACAACCTATACAAACAATGCTAGCACAATCCGAGCCTGTGGGGGCCTTGTTCAGACCCGACCACCCCCAGACATCGGGTGCGCGCGTTATGTGTGTTAATCAGTCCTTCCACACTCACAGTCAGGAGTAACATGACCAAGAAAGAACTAGTCCTGAAAAGCGCTGATGTCATAGAGCGTATGCTCACTGAGGGCAGTACCACTAAGGACATAGCAAAGAAGCTCGGTGTTAGCCGTACAGTGTTCTATGAGGTTGTTAATAGCAATGATGACCTAAAGAGATTGTACAAGTCAGCACAGGCCGCACATGCCGCAGAGTACAGAGAGTATTATGAGGCAGCACTGCATGGCTGTATGACAGGGCAGAGAAAGATACCGCCAGAGTATTTGAGAGAGTCAGGCTCACATTCTAGATGGTTGTCATCTAAGGCCGAACAAGGCTATAAGGATGAGAGTAAAGCCATGATGCAGATTAAAGATGGCGATAAAGAGATTAACATTGGATGGATGACGAGTGGCTCAGATAACGATACCGTATAAGCCTCGTGCGCTCCAAGCTGAGATGCATAACAGCCTGAAGCGCTGGAATGTTTTAGTCATGCACAGACGTTTTGGCAAGACTGTTTTTGCAATTAACCATTTAATTAAACATGCTTTGACGTGTGAGCTGCCCAGACCAAGAGTTGCTTTTATAGCACCTACCTTTACGCAAGCTAAGAGAATAGCATGGGATTATGTTAAGTATTACGCTGGCGTTATACCAAATGTCTCCTTTAATGAAACTGAGCTGCGTGTAGACTTTCCTAATGGCGCTAGGTTAATGCTATTGTCTGCTGAGAATCCAGATGCATTGAGAGGAATATATTTAGACTTAGCTATCTTTGATGAGTTTGGTATGCAAAACCCAAGGGTATGGGGGGAGGTTGTGCGACCAGCCTTGTCTGACAGAGAGGGGGCGGCTGTTTTTCTGGGAACTCCTGCTGGTCATAATCATTTTTACGATTTACTAGAAACCGCTAAACTACAAGAAGAAGAAGGCTCTGACCAGTGGTACTGGAAGATAGTAAAGGCTTCTGAGAGTAAACTTGTAAAGCCACTAGAACTTGATGCTGCCAAAGCTCAGATGACACCAGAGCAGTATGAGCAAGAATACGAGTGTTCCTTTACTGCTGCCATTATAGGAGCGTATTATGGCAAGCTGTTGGCAGATGCTGACGATAATGGTAGAATAACGCAAGTACCTTACGACCCTATGTACCCAGTGCATACGGCCTGGGATTTAGGAATTAACGATAGCACAGCCATTTGGTTTGCACAGATACTAAGAGGCGGCGCTATTAATGTTATTGATTATTACGAGAATGGTGGCGTTGGCTTACAGCACTATGCCGATGTTCTTAATAGAAAGGAATACACTTACGGGGACCATCTTGCACCGCACGACATTGAAGTCAGGGAGCTTGGCAGTGGTAAGTCGAGGTTGGAAACGGCCTTTTCCCTTGGCATACGATTTAAAGTTATTCCTCGGATGAAAGTTGCTGATGGAATAAATGCGGCTCGTATGTTATTACCTAAGTGCTACTTTGATAGAGACAGGTGTACTGAAGGTCTGGATATGTTGAGGCAGTACAGGCAGGAATATGATGAACGTAAGAAAACTTTTAGAGACCACCCAAGGCATGATTTTACATCACATGCGGCAGATGCGTTTCGGTATCTCGCTACTGGGCTGGAGAATAGAACAAATTATACAAAGCCTCCGCAACAAGTGGCGGTAAATGATTACAACCCTTTTAGCTATTAGTTGGGCAATTATGGCAAATAAAGATGAAATATTAGAAGTAGGGCTAGACCATATACACTATTATGAGTCTAGGCGTGGGCAAAACAAAGGAATAGATAAAGACAGAAATGGTAGCGAAGTAACTAGAGGGGAATATCATATACAACTTGACAGAGCAAAGTTACTAGACCCAGATACGTACAGGAATATGCAGCAGTCTGATTACACAGCTATGATTGATAGCGCAGAAGGGCCGAAAGAAGAGAAAAGACTAGCAAAGCTTTATTTAGAAAATATGATGGAAGAATCTGGGGTAGATTTTTCTGGTTTAACTGTAGGGGAGTCTGTTGCATTTTTATCGATGAATTACAACTCAGGCTTAGATGCAAATCCAACAACACAAAAAGCTTTTCGACTTCTCGCCAATGCAAGAAATAAGAATGACTCTGAATTAGGTCTGTATATGGAAGCGGCTAAAGGACTGATAGACTTAACAAGAGCTTTTGGAGAGCAAAGTAATGGAGTTATGAACAGGACTAAGTCTCATAAAGAAACTTTTGATGGCAATTTAAACGTAGAAAGTACCATGATAGATTCTGGTCAAGGCTCAACTACAGCAGAGAACAGGCAAGAAACATATCAAAAGATAGTAGATGAAAGTAATAGAGCCAAGTTATTTGTAACGCAAGAAATGTTTTTACTGCAAAACGAACCTGTTATGGCTGGTTTTCGCAATAAATCTTCTGAAATTGGTTTGGGTACATTTACCTCACCAGAGGGAACTACAAGGGATGTAACCATAAAAGAAGACAAAAAATTAAAAGAAATGCAACAAGGAGCAAGATAATGAGTTTTTTAACACCTAAAGCGCCACCACCTCCACCACCTCCACCGCCACCTCCTCCACCTGTTGATGAGGCAAGAGCTGCTACATTAGCGGAAGAAGCAATGATGATGCAGCGAAGAACGAGAAAAGGCAGAGGTTCTACGATTGTTGCTGGTGCGTTACAAGAAGGTCAGCAAACAACTGGTGTGATAAAGTAATGGAAGACTATGTTAAAGGTCTCGTAAAGCGTTTTGAGAGTATTCAAACGCAAAGAGATAATTGGGATACGCATTATCAAGAGCTAGGCGATTACATGCTGCCAAGAAAGGCAGACATTGTTAAGAAGCGCTCTCGCGGTGAAAAGCGCATGGAGCAAATCTATGATGGCACAGCGCTACAAGCTGTAGACCTTTTATCAGCATCCCTGCACGGTATGCTTACAAGTGGGTCTTCTCCTTGGTTCCACTTAGATGTAAAAGACACAGAGCTAAACCGTGACGATGATGTGCGCGAATGGTTACAAGACACCAGTATGCGTATGATGAGAGCCTTTAACCAGTCTAACTTTGAGACAGAAGTACATGAGATGTACGTAGACCTAGTTGTCTTTGGCACTGGCTGTATGTTTGTCGAAATGGATAAAGGCCAGCTACGTTGTAGCACAAGACACATCTCTGAGTTTTATGTACAAGAAGACCAGTATGGGATAGTTAATACCGTTTTTAGAAAATATGAAATCACAGCAGTGTCAGCTATACAAAGATTTGGCATTGATAATGTTAGTGAGCATATCCAAAGGGTATATAAGAAAAATCCTGATGACTTTGTAGAAATACTACATTGCGTTACACCAAGGATAGAGCGCGATATACGTAAAGTAGACAATAAGAACATGCCTTTCATGTCTGTTTACATTTGCATGAAGAGTAAAATGGTTATGGCAGAAGGTGGTTTTGAGGAGCTACCATACGTTGTGCCACGTTTCTTGAAGGCTACAGGCGAGGTTATGGGCCGTTCCCCTGCAATGGTTGCACTACCAGATGTTAAGATGCTGAATCTGATGTCTAAGACAATCATTCAGGCAGCGCAAAAAATGATTGACCCACCGTTGCTAGTGCCAGATGACGGTTTCTTACTACCTATTAGAACCCAACCTGGTGGTCTAAACTTCTATAGGGCTGGCTCAAGAGACACAATTACACCGCTAAATACTGGCGCTAACATACCTATCGGCCTTTCTATGGAAGACCAAAGAAGACAGGCTATCCGTTCTGCCTTTTATGTAGACCAGTTACTTGTTGGCGGCTCCCCTAATATGACAGCAACAGAGGTTATCCAAAGGCAGGAAGAGCGAATGAGGGTGATTGGCCCTGTGCTTGGAAGGTTGATGAATGAGATGTTGCGTCCACTTATAGACAGAGTGTTTGCGCTAATGGTTAGAGAAAATTTATTAGCCCCAGCTCCTGAAATACTACAGGGTCAAGATGTGGACATAGAATATGTATCACCACTAGCAAGAGCGCAAAAGTCAAGCAGTCTTAATAATACCTTGAAAGCACTTGAGGTATTGATGCCATTATCACAAGCATTACCTGTAGGGGACCATATAGACCCAGATGGTTTAGTAAGACATATCACTGAGGCGCTTGGCGTTCCTAAGACTACGTTAAAGTCACAACGCGAAGTAAACCAAGTAAGGCAACAGCGTGAGCAAATGCAACAACAGATGGCAGAGCGTGAAGCTCTATCACAAGATGTAGCAGATAC